CTGTGTAGACAGTACCATCAAGCGCGGTCCACGTCAGAAGGGACCGTCCAGTTCCAAGCATCTGGGTGCGGGTATAGCGAGTCCAGCCGCCAATGCTCTCTGGCTTTCCAGCCCGGAAGCGCACAAGATTGCCATCCCACCATCCGCCCTCATTGGCGTAGGCGGTGGTCTCTCGGTTGATACCGGGCCGGAATACGAGCTTCGTGAGTGCCATGGCGGTCTCCTGTTGTGGGAGATACTACATCACCCGAGAAGCTTAGCCAACGTCTTCGGGCCAGCTACGCCATCAGCGGTCAAGCCATTCGCTGCCTGCCACTTCTTGAGCGCCGCCTCAGTGCCCGGACCAAAGTCCCCATCAGCGCCGATCCCGAGAGCCGCCTGCATCCTCTTGACCTCCTCACCCTTGGAGCCCTTGCGTAGAGCCCCAACAGCCGTCGCAGGAGTGGCACCTTGAGTTTGGGCAGGGGTAGTACCACCCAACGCAGACATGGCCCTAGAATAGCGGGCCTGACGATCTGCGAGGCCAATGTCGCCCCCATTGATGATCTTGGTGAGGCGGGTCACGTCGCCAGTGTCTGCGACATCGTTCAGGTTGCGGCTGCCCCAGAACCACAGCGCGCTCTCAAGTGCGCCCTTCTTGGTCAGCAAATACTCGGCTGCCTCCTCGGCGGTCATGCCAACTGTCTTTCCGAAGGCTTCATGGTTCGCACGGCCCGTGACTTGCTTCAGACCTTTGCCTCTCATGGCGAAACCGTCATTTTCCTTCACATTGCCTAAGGCACCCGCCTTGGAACGGTTCTTGTCCATGTAGACATAATTGGCGATCTTTTGCGGATTGCCAGCATACTCGGCAGCGTTCTCTTTGCCGGGGCCAAAGTAGCGCGGGAACACCTTCAGGAGCGTGGCCTCCTTGTAGTTCAGGTTCTCCTCCAGCACCCGGAAGTCCATGCTCTCATGGGCGCACTGGCTGATGAAGCCAGCGATGCGCTTGTCGGTGGTGATGCCGTACTTAGGCAGCATCTCGTTGAGGGCCGCGCACCACTCTCCAACTTCCTTGTTGGTCGGGATCATCACGGCCAGTTGGGCTTCGGTAATCAGGCTCATTTATGGGCTCCTATTCGCACCACGAGGACTTGGCCTCGCCTTTGTATGGACGGGCTAGGCCCGCCGAGATCAAGCTTTCAGCGAGGCTCTGGTGGTCAAGATAGACCTCGCCCAGCACTCGGCCGCCGTATTTGTCCCACTTCAAGATCACGACATCGATCTCGAGAGCATTGGCCACGGCATTCTTAGTGAATGCGCTGGCCTTCTTCGCAAGATCAGCCTCGGCATCACACTGGGCGCGCGGTGCCTTCTCTGGTGTATCCACACCCATCACCCGGATCGAGAGCTTGGGCGGGAGGGGCGACGGGAGAAAATCCACCGCAATCTCCACCGTATCGCCGTCGATGACCCTAGTGATCTCGTAGGGCGTAGAAAACGCAGGGGTTGCTGACAAGAGCAGGGCAACGAGCCACCTCATTTCTTGGGTCTCTTGATCGGCACCTTCTTGGTGACGGCATCTAGCACGGCTTCCTTTGCCATGTCCTTGCCCATCCCGCCGAGCAGGTCACCCACGTTGCCAGTGGCTGCAACCTTGATTGCGTCCTCCACCGGGTCAGGCAGGTTCACCTTGTCCAGCACTGCGTCCACGGCCTTTTCCTTGAGCTTGCGGCCAACAAGCATCCCGACGATGCGTCCGATCATTCTGCAATTCCCCAATCTTCGGCCAAGACGTCCGTCTGGCTGGCCAGCCACGGTACCAGATCGTCCTGTGCGGTCTTCATGTAGACGTAGGGCAAGGTCATCTTGCTGTGAGCGTCAGGAACTTGCAGCTCCAGCCACATACCCTTGCCGTTCCATCCAGTGCGCGATACGCGCTTGCCCTGCTTGAGGGCAACGATTGCGTCTCCAAAATCCATCATTCGGTGTACTCCTGTGTCGGCGGCTCGTCATTGCCACCCTTGTTGCGGTTATTGCCTGCAGCCATCACACCGCCGAGCGCACCAACGATGAACGAGGCGATGGGTGTCAGGAGCTCAAAGAACTTGCGGTCGTTCTCGCTCGACTCGCCGAGAGGTTGGGTCACGAAGACGAGACTGTAGAGGATGGTGAAGATGGTGCCAGCCAAGATCACCACCAAGGCGCAGCCGATGAAGTACCGAAGCTTGGCCTCCATCATTTCCGGGTTGTTCTTGCTCATTGAGAGTCTCCTGTCAGGTCGGTGGCGCACATTCCAGTGCGGAGGCAAATCGGCGGGGTGCACTCAAGTGCGGCCCAGTTCGCGGGGTCTTGGCAGGGGTAGCGATAAAAGCCATCACCGCTGACCCAGAAGATCGCGGCAACAGCGCCCAAAAACGCCACCCAGACTAAGGCTTCCATCTTCATCATTGCATGGGGTTCCTTATCAAATCGTCCATGGCCTTCCACAAGTCCTCGATCTCGGCGTCGTACTTCTCCAGCTTTCCTTGAAGGTTGCTGGTCACGCTGTCCGACTTCTCGACCATCGACCGAAGGTCCATCAACTCTTTCTGTTGCTCAAGGATCGTCCCCATCTGGGTGCTGATCGCGCTGAGCTTCGGGGCAAGCCCTCGAACGTCATTGTCCTGTATCGCCTGCTCGAGGGTCTGGACGCGGCTCTCGACGCCCAAGACCCCATCCACGCTCTCTTCGACGGCCCAGAAGCGGTTCACCACGTCGTAGGCATAGTAGATCGTGCCGCTGACCCCGGACAAGACAGGCAGGGCGGCGGCAAGCCACCAGCCCTTGATGTCGAAGCCTGCGATTCTCAGGCCGTTGGTTTCAGCTTCTTCGCTCACGAGCCGTAGCCCGCAGCGTAGACATCAGCCAGCGTTACAGTGTTGCTGCCGAGGAAGCCTTGGAAGCCGATACCGAAGGCGTTGGCCGCAGAAATGTTGATGATGTCAGCCGTGGCGCTGTAGGCCACCGTGGCCCCATACAGGCTTGTGTTGGCATTGGCGGCATAGCTGTCGGTCGCTCCAGTCAGCGACGTGTTGCGCGATGCGGCCAAGAATGCACCAGCATCGCGGGCATAGGACTGCACAGCGCCGAGAGCGTTGTTGTAGTTGCTCACGTCAGACGCGCTAATGGTCATGTCGTTGTTGCTGAGAACAGCCTGCACTGCCATCTGTTCCTGCACCGTGTCGGCGTTAGCCGCCATGTTGGCGACGGCCTGAACCTCCATCAGAACCGCAGTCGCGGCAACGAGGTTATCGACAGCCGAATCGAGATTGACCATTGTTGCGGCGTATTGATCCTGAAACAGGAGCTCGGCGTTGTAGTACGTCGCGTCGATCACCCCCTGTACGTCAGAGTTGTAATCCAGTCGCATCTGTTCGGTGATGGTGGCCGTCTGCATGACGCCCGGTGCGAGGATGTCGCCATTGCTTGCGCTGTAGATCGCACCAGCCGTCAGGCTCTGAGAGGCGGTAAGCTGGTCAAGGATTGCTTGGGCTGACCCCCGAAGGTTGGTCATCGTCGGCTCTGCGTGTGCGGCGGAAGCGCTCAGACAGAGTAGGGCCACTGTTTTCTTGAGGCAGGACATCGGGCAATTCCTCTCCAATGCGAAGGAAGGTGTCCCAGAAGGACCGATCTTGCGCGTATCCTACCACATAGGTGTGCGGGTTGTCACGCATAGCCAAGTACCCCTCACGCCCCACAAGAAGCTTGCCCGTCTCAATCGAGTAGATCGGGCAGGGCGTAGATGCCAGTGCCATGGCTTTGAAGATCGCAGGGCTTTCGCACATGACCGAGATGCCTGAGACTTGCAGCCCGAGACCACCGCTTTCCTGCGGAGTGCCAAGCAGGCGGGCGTCCTTGCGGCGGTTGCACTCTGGGTCTTGCTCCATCTTGCCCTCAGCCCTGCCGAAGATGCTGACTTGGAAAGCCTGCTGGTACGGGATGAGGCAGCTATCGTTGCCACCGCCGCCCATGACCGTCGGCGCGGCGGCAGTCGGCACAGGGGTCGAGAAGGGTGACGAGCCCGCGCCGTTGTAGTTCCGCGTCTCGCTGGTGGAGACGTTGTTGCTGTCGATGGTGGAGTTGGTGTTGCCGGAGTTGGTGTTGAGGTCGCCCGTCACCTGAGCTTCGGCGAGGCCTGCCGTCAGTAGACAGAGCACAAGGCTCCCATAGCATCCCGCGTGTCGCCAGAGCACAGCAGCGCATTGGCCGCGTCTGGCATGGCCATGTAGTAGAGCGTTTCCGCGTTCTGACGAATCTCGCACTGTCGGTCACCTTTCGGGCAGGCAGTGGTGTAGGCCACCGAGGACACAGTAACAGGGCCGCATCCGGCGACCAAGAGGACAAGGGCAAGTCTCATTTGGCAAGGCTCCGCAGGAGGGCGTCGATCTTGTGGTCGAGGTTGTCGATCCGGGCGATGAGCATGTTGATGCTGGCCTGCACGTCGGTCTTCGTGACGTAATCCCGTGCCATCTCCTCGCGGGTGCGATTGAGCAGGATTTGCAGGCGCTGCACTTCGTCGGAATGGCCCTTGAGAATCCAGCCCACGAGGGCGAGGATGGCTGACAGGCCTGCGCTCCATAGCATCTCTGTGGTCATATTAGCTCCAAGTTGCCACGGTCATCGTCGATTGCGACGATGCGGATTTAGTGACTGTCGCCGTGAGGGGGCTAGACGTGAGCCCATTGGCGTAGGCAGACGAAGCGCTGCTGTCTTCGGTTACAGCATCGAATGCTTCGATCATAGGGCTGGACCAGCTGTGGGATATCTCAGCGTAAGTGAAGCACACGGAGATGGCTGCGTCGCCAACGGCGGAGCTTGCCGTAGCGGAGATCGTCGTTCCAGTTGTTGCGTTTGTAGAACCAACGGAGGTGGGCGCTTGCGTGTTCCATCCAGTGACATTGAACACGCTGATCTGGCAGCGACCGGGCGTCCCGCCGCCAGCCAGAGACACCACTATGTCGGCGGTCGTCCCCGATGGCACCAAGAGATACGCGATGGCACAGTTTGTGTTTGAAGCGCTTCTTACGGCAATCGTTGCAGCCGTTCCGCCAATAGATATGGCGTTAATGAAATATGAGCCCGATGCGAGCTGGTTAATGGCAGCCGTGACAACAACAAGTCTATCCGCTGACGCGGTCCCGATTGCGGTGCCCGCAAAGGTATAAGTGAACGTGTTCGAGCCGCTTCGCGCAGAGGTGATATACGTTACGGTCGCAGCGCCCTTGCCCCATAGGTTGCTCATGCTGATGGCCCCAGACGGAATCCCGGCCAACTCCCTCACCCCAGCATCGCCAAAGCTGATAGTCGCGGTTGGGGCCTTTGCCAGCTCCGGGTTGACCTGAGACATAGAAATTTGGCCACTATAGGGCAGTGTCATGTCACGCCCCCACCTTGGCTTTCAACTCGTCGATCTGCGCTTGCTGGACCTTGATGGCTTCGATCAGCAGGGGCACGAGGCGCTCATACCGCACAGTGAGATACTGCTCATCAATGGGGGCGGGAGCCACCACCTCCGGCATGACAGCCTGAACCTCCTGTGCGGAGACACCGACCTCTTGCTTGACCTCGTAGCCAAGCGCCTGAGCGATCTCGTTGGCTTCGTAGTAGAAACCTGACAGAGACATGACCTTGCCGATGGGATCGTCGATATTTGCAAAGCGGGTCTTGAGGCGGTCGTCAGAATAGTAAGCCGTGATGTTGTTCGTTGCACGGATTTCACCAGCCGTGCCAGAAGCACCAGTCCCAACCCCAAGGCTACCAACCTGATAGCTGTTTCCGGTTGCAAGAGCGTTTGCGGTTGTTGCCGTGGTGGCTGTGCCGCTAATGTTGATCGCCCAAGTGCCGGAAGCGCCGGAGCCAGTCAGAGACGGCTTGTTGTTGAGCTGCGTCTGGATGGCCGAAGTGACGCCGCTGCTGTAATTCAGCTCAGTGGCGGTGGCTGTGAGGCCCAAGCTGATGAGCGCGTTGGCTGGGGTTTCAAGAGTCCATGCGGAGCCGTTACCAACGATGAAGTTGTCGGCTGTGGGCGCAAGGGCGGCGATCTGGTCGAGGTTTGCATCCCATGCCTGCACGTTGGTGCCGATAGCGAGGCCTAGGTTGGTGCGGGCTGTAGCTGCGTCAGACGCACCCGTACCGCCGTCAGCGACAGCCAGATCGGTGATTCCGCTGATCGTACCGCCCGTGATGTTGACAGAGCTTGACGCCTGCGTGGCCATTGTTCCGAGGCCGAGGTTGGTCCTTGCCCCTGCAGCATCAGAGGCCCCAGTACCACCGTCAGCCACTGCCAAGTCAGTAATGCCAGTGATCGAGCCGCCAGTAATAGACACGCCGCTTGATGCTTGGGTGGCAATACTGCCGAGGCCGAGAGAGGTCCTAGCTGTAGCGCCGCTTTCGGCGACCCAAGTGGTTCCGTTCCCCACAATGAAGTTGCTGTCGGTGACGGCTAGGGCCGCAATGGCAGAGAGCTCTGCGTCGTAGGCCTGCACATTGGTGCCTATGACGAGGCCAAGGTTGGTTCGTGCCGTGGATGCGTCAGAGGCACCTGTGCCGCCATCAGATACGGCAAGGTCTGTGATCCCAGTGATCGTGCCCCCCGTGATCTTCACCGAGTTCATAGCAAAGTGATCGGTCAGATTGACGACCCCAGCAGCTCCGCCACCGCCGTCGGAGTAGATGATCGCAGTGTCGCCATTGGCGATGGTGACGTTTGTGCCGGACCCTTGGGTGAACACCGCCAACTGACCTGACAGGTTGTAGACGTAGTAAATCTTCTGGGCGTCGTTGGGCGAGATGGTGATTGTATGTGTGCCGCTGGGGCTGCCGCCAAGGATCAGAGCCTTGTACTGCCCGTTCGATAGGGTGCCGTCCGATGTGGTCAGCGTTGAGGATGTACCACTCAGCGACAGGACAAGCGAGCCGTTGATGGCGCGGTCGAGAATGCCCATGTTGTCGTTGACGACGTCACCCCAGATGCCGTCCTGCTCACCATCAGCTGGGAGTTCGATCCCGAGGTTGTTAGTGTATGTACTGGGCATAGGTCATCCTCACGCCGCGATGGTTGTCCAAGTGGTCGCCGGGTTCGGCCCCACCTCTGTCCACGAATTTATAGCATCTGGATCGACCTCCGTCCACGCAGAACCGGGAGACGGAGAGATCGCACCCCAAGATGTAGGTGGAACCGGGTTGAGAGGGTCCCAAGATGTGCCGGGATTGGGAACGATGTTGCCCCATACGGTAACCTGACCGACGCGTCCGACGGCACTGACACCAAGCGGGATGACGACCGCAGAGCCCGTGACGGTGACGGAACCAACAGCACCAGAGGCGGAGACCCCAGATACCGGGACGTTTGCGTTGGCCTGAATTGATACGGTGCCAACGGCACCTGCGCCAGAGACGCCTGTGGGCTGTACGAGAGCCGATCCTGTGACCGCGACATCTCCAAGCTGCGCTGCGGCAGAGATGCCTGTCGGTAGGATGAGGGCGGAGGCCGCAACGGTGACATCGCCAAGCTGGGCGGAGGCGGAGACGCCTGTCGGAAGGACAAGGGCGGAGCCCGTAACTGTGACGGAACCTATGACCGAGGCGGCCGATACGCCCGATACAGGTACGTCGGCGTTGGCCTCCACGGCAACCGTGCCGAGCGACGATGCGGCAAAAACACCAGACGGCTGAACGAGAGCCGAGGCAGTGACCGTGACAGCGCCGAGATCGGCGGAGGCGGAAACCCCTGTCGGTAACGCGGCGGCGGGAGCCACGACATCGCCAATCGCGCCAGATGCAGATACGCCGACAAGGCCAACTACGATATCTGCCGTATCGCCAAGCGCCGAGAACGGGGCTGCGGAGAAGGGACTAAAGCCAAACATGATGTCCCTCCTCTCTCGGGTTTATGGCAGTGTATCAGGAACGCCGGGTGTCGTCACGAGGCACCTAACCCCACACCACAAGGATGGCCTCCCCGGAAATGGTTGCTGGTCCTCCAGTAAAAGTTCCAGATATGGTGCCCCCCGGAGAGCTGGAGACGCTGGCGATGCCGTCTTCCGTCCCGCCAACGTCAAACTGCCCATTATTGGTCATGCCGCTGACGCCAATTGTAGTGCCCGGCTCGATGCAGTTCCAAACTGCTATTCCACCCATTCCAATACGGCTTGTGAACGATACCGTGGTTGGCGAGAACGGCGTCTTTCTTGCACTGACATTTGTTCCCAGCGGCGTGGTGGAGGTCTGACCCGTGATCCTGAAAGTTCGCAGGTTGCATTGTCCTGCGGTCGTGTTCATTGTGACGACAAAATTTGCCGTGGTTCCGCTGGGAAAGGCCGCATAAAACAAGGCACTCGAAATGTTTCCCGTGCTGGCCTTCGTCATGGCCGAGCCATTTATCGTGCAGCTTGTTGGGAAAAACCCAGAGTTTGTGCTGACAGACACCGCCACAACCCTATCCCCTGCCGCAGCGCCGATGGCGATGCCCGAGAAGGAGTACGAGGCGGCGTTTCCACTGCTACCGCCACCGCTGACGTAGGCAACAGACACGTTTGATCCCTTGCCGCGCAGGTTGTTTAGGCTGATTAGGCCGGAAGGGACACCCGCAAGAGATCGAACGGCGGAGTCGTTGAGGGTAAGAAACTGAGTCGAAGGCCGACCGAGCTCCGTATTGACCTGCGACATGTAAATTGTTCCCGTCGGAAGGACCATCTTACACCCCCAACCTGCGCTCCAGAGCGTCAATCCTAGCTTGCTGGGCCTTGATGGCCTCAACCAGCAAGCCGACCATGTTGCCATAAGCGAGGCTCAGATGCTCCCCGTCGTCCATGACCGCCTCCGGCAGGACCTCCTGTACATCCTGCGCGACGAGCCCCGTCTGACGCTGACCGTTGTCTATGCGGGTGTAAGTGTAGCCCGTCAAGGACTGCACCTTCTCGAGGGCATCCGTTATCGGCTCAAGGTTCGTCTTCAAACGCCTGTCGGAATAGGCTGCCACGTTGTTGGCCATCGTCAGGTTGCCGGACATGTCCATCTGGAGGAGGTTTGCCGGAGCCGACCAGCCACCAATGCGGAACACGTTGTCCGAGTCGAGACCCATATTGATGGCGTACTGACCGCCCCTGTGGAACGACATAATAGCGCCGCCACTTGAGGAGTACGCCTGCAACGGGGGGTTTGAGCCGGAAGTGTTCCGGTTGGACTGAAATTGCTGTATACCAGTCCAAGTAAAATTGCTGCCAACAGCGCTGCTGATGCTGGTCGTGTTGGAGGCGGTTGTTGCAGTGGTTGCAGAGGCGGCGCTATCAGCCACTCTCGCGCTATCGACGCGGACGCCGTAAGTTTCCGATCCGTTCCACCCCATGAGAGTTGGGTATGACGCAGCCCATCCAATCTGAGCGTTGGTGCTGCTTACAGACGTACCGCTGGGCGACGTGCTATTGGAGGCATCGAAGATCGTGTGATTGTTGTTGTAGTTTTTCCACGCCAACTGCCCGACGACAGCGGAAATCGTTCCGTTGCTGGACCAGTTGGTCCTGTTAGTGCTGAGGTTTGTGGCCGTCGCAGCGTTGCCGCTGATCGCGATGCTCCAAGTGCCAGAGGCATCTCCACCTGTTCGGGTCGGTACGTTGAGGTTTGCCCTAGCCGTCCCTGCATCAGATGCTCCAGTCCCACCGTCAGCGATGGCAAGGTCGGTGATGCCGGAGATGGACCCCCCAGTAATAGAGACGGAGCTTGCGGCTTGCGTAGCCATCGTCCCGAGGCCAAGTGTGGTTCTCTGCGCCGCAGCATCTGCATCGTCAAGAATAGCGCGACCCGCGGCAGTGAGGCTGGTCGTGGCATAGGTGTCCGACGCGGTCGTATAGATCATCTGGTTGGCAGATGTGGTCAACCCAGAGATGGACTGAAGACCCGCGTCATAGGCCTGCACGTTGGAACCGATGGCAAGGCCGAGGTTAGTCCGCGCCTGACTATCTGTCGTTGCTCCAGTGCCACCATTGCCCACGGCCACCGTTCCAGTGACGTTTGCTGCAGTCCCGGTGACAGAGATGCCCCAAGAGCCAGAGGCACCCACACCAGTCGTGCTAGGGGCTCCAATCAGCGACGGAGTGACAGTGACCGATGCAAGGCCCGTGACGTGACCGAAGGTGTCAAGGTTGACGTCCTGAATGAACGTGGCCCCGGTGTTGTCGACGCTGGCCTGTGAGGACGTGTCCGCGTGAGACAGTCCGTCTGCGTCCTGCGTCAGGCCGCTTCCCGCTGCGACAGAGAACTCCGTGGTGGTGAGGCCAATGCCACCACCAGCCGTGTAGGTCGTGTTGACGGAGCTGATCGTGAAGTTCGGGTACGTCCCCGTGATCGTCGTGGCACCGCCTTGAGTGAGGGTGACGGTCTGATCTGGGGCAGTGTTTGAAAACACAGTGCCAGTGAGCGCCAGCCCGCTGCCCGCAGAGTAAATCTGCGCGCTAGAAATCTGGGCAAACGTGATGTTTGTCGTTCCGAACGTGATGACGCCGGAGGTGTTGCAGGTGTAGGTCTCACCCGCACCCGTGGTGCCCTGCTGGACGAAGACCGTAGAACCTTCGCTCAGGCCGTTCGCGTCGTTGATAACGTAGCTGTCGGTGTCCGCAGAGCGCGTCAGAACCCAGTTGGTGCTGCCGGAGCCCGTGCTAGTGACAACGTAGACGCCGTTCTGGGTCTGAGTGGTCTGCTGATACACCAGAACGCGATCATTGGTGGCGACAGTCACGCCGTCGATGACAAGGGCGACCTGCGTCCCTGCGTTGGTCAGAGTGGCCCCAACGCCAGAGGTGCCGTTGTTGTAGGTGGCGTTCAGGTTGACGGGAGACTCAACCCGCACAGGCTGGTGGAAGTGGATACCGCTTGCCACCAGAGTGTCAACGTACTCCTTGGTCGCCGCCTGCAGGGGCAGCGTCGGGTCGGCTGGAAGCACAATCGGCACCGTCGTCGTGATGGTGCTGTTCTCGACCTTGAAGCGCTCAGTGCCACCCGTCTCAACAGACATCGTATTTGTTGCAGGGAACCTGATGGCCGTGTCAGTGTCGCCCGCGTGGACGATCTTGTCCGCAACCGGAAGGTCTCCGCTGGCGTCGAGGAACGACGCCTTGCTGGCCGCGTAGGAGACGAAGATGTTCTTGACGCCGACGCCCCAGTTGACGGCAGAGCCACCGTTGCTCGAGGCGAGGATGGTGGTACGAGCTAGGGTCGGGCCAGTGGTTGAGTAGGTGCCAAGGCCGACCTCCCAGTCAGTGTCGTTGGTGATCGCGTAGTAGGTCGTGTCCGCGTTGGCCAATACAGCCCCAAAGGACTGATAGCCAGTTGCGGCACCTAGCAGGACGTAATCTGACGTGCCTGTGGTGCTCGTGGTTTCTTGAACACGATCAGCTACTACGAGAGCCATGGCAGCTCCTTATGCGATACGGATGATGGCGTTCGAGGCGTCAGCCGTGGGGAACTGGATGGTGAACGTGCCGCTGGTCGAAATCTTGTCGCCGCCGAAGTCCAGCACGGCCACCGAAGGGTTGGTGTAGGTGTGGGTCGGGGTCGAGTTGTAGATCAGAGCGCCGCGGGCATTGATCGTGGCCGACGTGAACGAGATGTCGTCAAAGTCGGTGAATGCTGTGGTGCCTGACGTCGTCGGGGTGACGTTGGTCAAGGTGCCGCCACCTGCCGAGTAGGTGCCAGAGTTGGCCACCTCGTTGCTCGAGGTATAAGCGGTGGTGGTCGCGTCCAGAGTCGCTGCGCTCGAGTAAAGCGCGATCTTGAAGACGTCGCCGCCAGAGGAGCGGAAGTCATGCACGGCCTCAAGGAGCTGATCCTTGAACGAGGTGCACATGTAGTTCCCGGTGAAGGCCATCTTACAGTCTCCTGATCTGCTGAGCCATGTCAGCCGCGCCGACCCGCTCGAGTTTCGCTATGACCGACTCTCGGTCCTCTCTTGCGGCCATCTTAACATAATGCAGGACAACTGCCAGCATTTGCTCCCGGAACGCTCTGGCCTGCATGGCTATCTCCGGCGGAGCGCTGTCCGATACGTTGATCAGCCTCTCCACGCACAGCTCGGCAACCTGCTCCGGGCTGTGACCTCCATTCGACGATGTCATCACGTTGACAGCGCCGGGGACTGCAGCTCCGACGAACATTACTGCGCCACCCCAGACTTGGTGCCATCCCTGTAGTCATCTCGCTTCGACCGCACATCAATGCCAAACAGCTGGCCCATAGCCTCTGCGTAGCGCTCCATGTAGAGCTGCTGCATATCTCCATCACCCTTGAGGTAGGTGTAGCCCTCAACGAGAGAGCCGTAGAGCAGAGCGGCCTCCGCGTTGGTGCCGAGCCAAGAGGTCCCAGTGTCAACGATGGACGGCGGATCGTAGTAGTAGTGAAGCTCGACGGTGTACGTCGCATTCGGGGTGGGGCCTAGAATGAAGTTTCCCTCAGTCCCAGTCTGATCACCGTCGAACTGAGCGTAGTACTTTGGCAGGCCAGACGTCGAGGCAGAAGGGTATGCCTCGCGGATGAAGTTGACATCCTTGTCGTAGAGATAACTGTAGTTCCCGGAGCCATCAACGACGGCCAAGGAGAACACCGACAGGAAGTCAGACGGTCTGGCAAGGTACTGGTTGCCCGACGTCGTGGCTGCGGTGGCGTTCTTGCGGAGCTCAGGAATCTGGACCGAGCGATAGATGCGCTCCTCGGCCTGCCGGACAAAATTGGGGATGTTGGAGACAAAGCTCGTCTCCGAGGTCTCCAAGTAGTCCTGCAGCGCCTGAGTGAGCTGGGAGTAGTTCATCTATCAGCCGTCCTTGCTGTAGCTGCCGCCCTTCTTGGCAGCCCCCATGCCGCGGCACATGCCGCCGCCCATCATCTTACCTACACCATCAGCGGCGAACGCGGGGACCTTCTTGCCGCCCTTCTCCACCATCTTGAGCTTGCCGCCCTCGGCCATGCCGTGAGCCTTGCCCTTCATCATGGTGCCGTCTGGCATCTTGTGCACAGCGCCGCCCATGGCCATCTTTTTGACCTTGCCGCCGCCAGCCTTGTATACGAGCGTCGGGGGCTGAGAGTGCTTCATGGCGCGGTCAGCTGCAGCGTCAGCCTCGTCCTCGAACTCCTTGTCGCTGCGGGTGCGAGGGCGCTTGCTCTTGGTGAAGGGGTTGGCCTTCGGGCGCGGCGACTTCACTGGGGGCTTCATGCTATTCTCCATCCGTGGTGGTTACGGTGACGTTCCCGACAGACGATATCATGTACTGAGCGGGATTCCAAATGGGGTTCCAGCCCCACAGCGCATTCGACTCCAGAATGGCAGTGTCAGGGCGGGGGTCGTACAGCGACTGAGGGTCGTTGACCTTTACCTTCCCAAGGAAGTTCTGGGGCTGGTCAGGGTCACGCACGTCACGGCCCACACGGAAGCCCGTGCGCTGGCCGCTCTGGTACTCATAGACGAGGTCGCTCAGGGGATACCTGCGACCAGTCCTGTCGCAGAACCCAAACGCCTTGCTGCCCTTTGCATAAGCCATCAGTAGCTCCACGGGCTCATTGGCACGAACGACACCGATCCACGGTCGCGATCCTCATCAGCCGCGAGGGCGAACTGCTCCTCATACTCCTGCTTGAGTGCGGGCATCATGCCCTGAGACGCAGGCTTCTTGGCGGCGATGTAGTATGCAAGGCCAGCTACAAGCGCGGGGACGAAGCGTGGTGGCACCATCGTGGTGTCTGCACCGATGCCCGAGGCGAGACCGTCAATGCCCTTCAGGCGGTAGTAGAACAGCGTGTACGGCATGGTCGCGTCAGGCACGGGCCACAGCGTCACCTGCGTGGACGTGGAGAGGCGCTGCACGAAGATTTGAGTCGGCCTGCCAGTGATCAGCTTATTGGTCTGCTGGGCATAGGTAGACACCGAGATGCGCTCAAGGAACGTGTCGGTCTGGTTCGCTCCGGTCCCGGTGCGAAGCTGGTGCTCGATCAGGTCAATGGTGCCCGTCGGCATGGTGTAGTGCGCCGTACCGGGCGTCAGAACCTGCGTCCCGGACTCGATGGTGAAGAGGTTGAGACCGCGGTTCGCCCACTCCAGCGTCATGATATTGAGGCTGCGACGTGCAGTCTTCAGGTCGTACCCTGATTTCATCTCGAGGCCAGCCCTCTCGAAGGCTTCCTCAAAGAGCTCCGGCAGATCAGGTACGATGACGGCCATGGTTTAGTCCCTGAATTTCGCGGTCTTCTTCGCGATGCGTTTCGGCTGTGCCACGAACTGCTTGCCCTTGGCGGTGCCCTCGCGCTTGGCGCGGGTGGTGGCAGCATACTCCGAAGGGCTCAGGGCGTCACGGGCCTTTTTGGGCAGGTACCGCTCTCCGGTCTCACCGGACGGCTTGCCGCTCTTGGTGCCCCAGTCCTCCTTGCCCCACTTCGACAAGGACTTCTGGGCGGCAGTCTTCTCGCCAGAGTAACCGCCGCCCTTCTCTTTGTAGATTTTACCAGCGAGCTGCATTGCACGAGCCGAGTGCTTGCCACCCATCTTGGCCTTGGCTTGCGCCTTGGACTGCTCCCACAGCTTCTCGTTGGTACGACCCATGGCTACTTGAACCCCCGGACGCACTTGGATGCGCGAGCGCAATCACCCGGGTTGCCACACTGGGCGCATGGGGAGAACTCAGCCGAAGCCTCTACAGCGGAGGTATCGACCTGAGCCTCGACCTTGGGAGTGGTCTTCTTGGCCATCAGTACATCTTCCCCTTGGTCTTGCCCTTCATGCAGCAGCCGTCACCACGGCCCACCTTGCCGCCCTTGCCCATGCGAACAACGGGCTTCTCCATGTTCTGCATCGCCATGCGGCGCTCTGCACCGGGCATGCCAGCGGCGCGAGAAGCCGGAGCGGTGGCGATCTCTTTGCCCATGTTCATACGTCCCATCATTTCTTCTTCTCCTTCTTGGCTGCGCCCTTGATAGAGCCCTTGTTCTCAGCGGCATAGAAGACGCGTTCGCCCTTCTCCTTGCCGTACTGCTTGGCCATCGCGGCCTTGATCTTCTTGCCCTTGGCGGTCAGAGGCATGTCAGCGCCGACCCTTCTTGTTGCCGTAATCACGGGTCGTCTGGTTCATCTTCTCGGCATGCTCGCGCTCAATCTTCCCCAGACCTGACGCAAGCTTGCTGGACTTTGGATTAATGGCGTACCCGCTTGCGCGGCCCAACCCCTCCGCAACCTTCGGGTTCAGCGTCTTAGGTCTGCGCCCCATGGCGGATTCACCATACTGATCAGAGGCCGAGAACGGCTTCTTGGTGTCGCGCACATACTGCTGACCACCATCGGCGGTCTTCGTCGTGGTCTTCGTCCCGGCCTTGTTTACGGTCTTGGGGTTACGGGTGGTTGTGGTCTTGCCCTTCATGGGTGCCTCCTCAGCAGTTCCAAGCGCGCAGCGAGAGCGCCTTGCGTGTGGGTTTACCTTTTTCATCCTTCATTGGACCGGGCATGCCGCCCATACGGGCGCAGAACGACTTGCGCCGTGCTGCGTCCTTCTTGGTCTTGGGGTTCGGTGCCGGAGGCTTGAGGTTCATGCCCTGAGCCTTGGCTGACGCCCTACCCTTGGCATTGAGGCCCCCTTTTGGGTCCTTCCCGGCCTTGCGGGTCCATGCTGGTGACTTGGCCATTAGGTGGCATCCCTCACAAGAATGATCTGGAAGTACGACGAGACATCGTTGTTGCTGCCCGAACCCTTGGCGGTGGCGGTGATGCACTCCCCCGCCTGAATCTTGATGGGGTACGAGAAGTCGTAATCCGCCGTTCCGTCGTGAAGCGTGGTGATCGCGGCAGTGCGGACGATGTTGTCCTGAGCGCGAAGCTTTAGGCGGGCGGTGATGTACTGGTTTGCGTTTGACGTGCCGCTGGTGATGCTTCCGCTCACAAGGTATCCAGTGTACCCGGCAGGGCAGGTCCAGTGCCCAACGAGAGACAGGTTGTCCCCGATACCAATCGCGCTGTACGGGACCGCAGGAACGCCCGCAGTGACCGTCCCGGTGCCAGCATAGATGATTCCTGCGTTCACGCCGCCAGAGCCCACAGATGTCACGCTCATGGTCTCAATGGCGTCGTACTCATGGACAGTGTTGACTGCCGTCTGGCCGTTCAGGGTGACGGTCTCAGAGACATATCCGCCCGTGCCATTGATGCCGAGGATATAGACTGTGCGAGCCCCGGTCCCAGCAGACGTGTCGCTGGCGCTCGAGGAGCTGATCGTCATGATCGTTGGGGCGGCAGGGTGGACCAAAAGTCCAAGGGCTGGCCAAATCGTCACTTCGGTGGTGTCCACATCTGGGTTGTGCCCGAAGACATGCACGACGCTGTGCCCAGCAATCTGGCCTCGGCCAACCTGAAGCTCGAATGGCTCGGTGAGTCCGAACCGAGAGATGGATGAAAGCTCCCGAGCCATTCTGTTCTCCTTACGACCAGAAGATCGTCATTGCGGTGAGGTTTGTGGCGGTTGCCACATATGGGTCCGCGTCGAACAGAACCCCCGTCCCCGGAATGAAGATGTCGTATGTGCCTGCGGCAGCGAAGTCCAAGTCGATCTTGGTCGCCCCGCCGTCACCGGATGTCATCGTGATCCGGCCTGCGCCGGAGAAGGTCGCCACAACCTGACGGATGCGAGCGCGGCCAATTGAAGCCGCACCTGTGCCCGTCAGGCGCTTAGAGCTTACGTCATATTCGTCGGCCATGTGGGCCTCCTATTAGCTGAGGGCTGCGCCGACAGCAGTGACCCAAGCGGAGCCAGTCGAGATCACGAGGCAATACTCGTCGTTGCCAGCGCCGTTGTCGTTGATGAGGCGAACCTGACCAGCGTTTCCAGCGGCAGCGGCAGGCAGAGATGCGGTCGCGATGGCGGTGAGCTTGACGAAGCTGGTGACAGTCACGTCGCCCGAGACGTCGCCAGTGACGGAGCCAACAAAGCCGTTGGTCGAGGTCACGGGACCAGAGAAGTTAGTATTTGCCATGGAGAAGCTCCTTTAGGGGCGTGTAGCGGAGCGCGATCTTCCTTACCGAACTCGTGTCCAGTCCAACCGCACGACCGCGCGCCGCGTATGTCATGTGCGGATTGTCTAATATAAAACGGATTTTGGCAAGCTTGTCTGGGTCGGCAAGCCTGCGCCGAATCTGCCCAGCGCTCAACGCTTCCCGGTACTTATCCGTTACGTGTGCAACCACGCCTTTCTTGGTTGCACTTATCTTTTTCCGTGTATCCGCGCTGTGCGACCGGCCACGCATGGGGACATGAGCTGTCGCGGAAATGTTGTAATACACAGGGGTGTCGTCAAACACCGCATCCCCGGTAAGGTACGCTTCCTCTAGGAGGTCAAGTTCGGTCGCATCCTCACAGATAACCTCAAAGTCGTATGAAAACGCGGAGTCACCGTACTTCTTAAACGACGCCTGCAGGTGCTTGTTCGGGTGTCGCCCGGCGCGAAGCAGGTTGAAGTGGTCTGCGATGCGCTTTCTCATGCGTGACGACTGCCCAACATAACCGTTTCCGGTCGTGTTGTTTCGTATCACGTAAATACCGCAAAACTCTTGTCCGTATGGCATCGACAACTCCGCTGTTGGTCCCGATAGTATCAGAGTGGTCATCAAAAAGAAAGGCCCGCCGAAGCGGGCCTTAACTGAGCTAAGTGCTTGATATTACTCAGGCACCCGGGCAGCCGTACATGCCCAGCGGGTCCGACACGCCGAACGAGTAGCGCTCGCGGGCCTTGTAACGGACGTTGCCAGTGTCGAAGTCACCGTCCATAGACGTGGACATCGCGGTACGCACGAAGTGCTTCATGCCGTTCGGGATGTCCGTGGTGATGTACCACGAGTCGGCGTCGGTCAGGTAGTGGTTGAC